CAAAGAGTTTGCTTTTAACGGCCTTGGTCAAAAAATGGAGCATATGGGAGTGAGTGGCATCATCATTGATGAGTGGCTGTTTGAGCTAAATGATGGCTCGTTGTCTGTAAAAATAAACCCAGCGCATTTGAACTAAGGGCGGGCAAATGAAAAAACCATTGAGCAGATCGCAGCGCGAAGTCTACGACTTTGTCAAAACGTTTGAAGAAAAGTGCCAGCGCCTACCCACCGTGAGGGAGATAGGTGCTGGCAAGGTGCTGGGCGAGCAGATCACAAAAGTGCGGAAAAGCCCTGCAAGCGTTCACCGGCTGGTGGTCACGCTTGAAGAAAAAGGCTGGATGGAAGTCCAGCGGCATCAGGGAGAACTTTACAGAAAGCCGATCTAGTGGAATCGTTGAGGCGGGCGACTACGAAAAGCAATCCCCCTGAGAAAAAGTTGCTAAACATATGGAGTAAGTCTACCCCGCCTCAAATAAATTATGCCCACTGTGCTGTGCTAGTGCAACGCATTTAACTCAGCCAGCCATATATTTTATTGGTCTGCCCTATGCGATCAGAGAGGCCGTGATAACCGCCATTAACCCGCTTGGTGATTTGCTTGATTTGATCCTCGCCAACGCCTTTGTCGGCAATCTTCCAGAGTTTGTTTTTGTTGAAAAACCATATTGCAGTCTCCATCGCGTAATCTTCCTCTAGCAATGTCGGATCGCTTAAAACATTTGGAAGCCGCATATCAGACGCAAAAGATTTGATATTGTTGTAGCCAGTCAATTGGATGAAACCTCTGCCAATATAGAGGCTGGCTTTTTCTTTAGTGTCGTTTCCAAGTTGGTGATTTTTGCCACGGTTTTCGTCAAGATATGAAAATTCAGCCAATGCCTTTGGGTTGCGCGCATACGGCTTTGCGTCTGCCTCGCTTTTAAACTTGCTGGGCCATACCCGCATAATGCTTTCGACCGAATAATTTAGGTTTTCTACCGTTAGTCGAAAGCCGCCGCTTTCATGGCTTGCTTGCCCAAGCAAATGCGCCGCACGATTTGTAGACAGGTCATAATGCCGCGCGATTGCTTTGGCAGTGTTTGGCCCAAATGATCCGTCTGGCTTGCAGCCGCAGCGGGCTTGCAACAGCTTCATTGCTTCGCTCATTTTTTCCACTCCAAATACAGCCGCCAACAGTTGACGATGGTGTTGATGCTGACCATTCCGACCAGCACTAGCTGCCATGTTTGCATTTACTTTGTGTCCGTCTTTGCCGACTTGTCGTAGCTGCGCATTCCAGCGATGCCCAACATTCCAAACAACAGGGGCATCATCACGCTCATGTCGGCTTGCGGAATGTTGAGCCCAAAACCGGCACATATTGGGCTGACCATGTAATTTATGCCAAGAGACAGGCCGCATATCCATCCAATCAATGGTCGCCAGCTTGCTTGAAACCAATTGCCTTTTGCGTCAGCCTTGAGAACTTCGATCTGGGCAAGCATGGCATCCTGCGCGTGTCGCTCTGACATTGTGGCTATTTCGTGGGCCAAAGCTGCTTTTTGATCTTTGTCCTCTACAAACTTATCCAAAAGCCCGCTCACAGGGCCAACCAGATTATTCAGTAATTGCATCATTTTTCGTGTCCAATCCAAACAGCTATTGTTCCTGTCATTGCCCCGCTGCACACGCTTATCATTGCGCTTTGCTGTGTAGACAAATCGTCAAGTGACATTCCCCATTCCAAGACGCGGACGTACATAATCGCCATCACCGCCATCATTGCCCTTGGCATAATTTTCCATGCCAGAATGCGTTCCATTGCTATGCTCATGCTAAACCTCAAAATCTAGGATTAAACCAGTGCGCAACGTAGCCGCCGGAATGATTCGACCGCTGCTGTTATATGTCAGAATTGCCTTATGCCGGTGGTGCGCTCTAAGCACCTCTATGGCTTGCTCCATGCGCGCCTTGCTGTGCAGATTTGTGCTGACGTTTGAGCGTGTCGCCGGATCAATGTGTGCCGGTATTTTTGGCTGAATGTTTGGCTGTATTGGCGGCTGCAAACTGAAAGGCCAGTTCGTGACTGAGTTTACCACCAGCCCGCGCCCAAGCCGATCATCCAAGTGCCGCCGCCTAAAATGCCAACCACCATTGCAGCGAGGAACAAAACCAGCAAAGTCTCAAAGAAAGCCGCCCGCCGCTCTTGCTGCCGGTATAGCGTTTCTTCGCGCTCTTTTTTGATTTTCCGGCGTAGCTCGCGCATTTCCCGCGCTGTGCCATATCCAAATCTATTGTTTAAAAGCTGGTCAATGTCTTTCTCTTGCTCAGCCAGCTTTTTCGTGTGGATGATCATGTCAAGCGCTTCTTGCTCGACCGAACCGCTGTTGAACAGCTTGGTGAAGATTGGCGGGTTTTTGCGCTGCTGCTCAGCACGCCGCAAGTCAGCCGCCGCGCCATACCATTTGCCAAGCTGCCCTGCGATGTCCTCTAGCTCGCGCCCCGCATAGACCAACTTTTTGACCATTTTATAGCTGGCTGTGGCAGCAGAAATGGCTGTGATTGGATCAATCATTTGACGCGCGCCTCACTCGGGCAGGACGCGCCGTAAGCGACCCTGATGGCCTTTGGATAGTGGTAAAACCGAAAAGATATTTCTGGCGGGCAGCGGTACACACAGGCCGTATAGAGGCCGCTGAGTGGGCTATAGCCGACCAGTATAGCCGTCAGTGCGCAGTAAATTTAGCCCGCCATAACAAGCCGCAAAAGCAGCGCAATGATGGCAGCAGAAGAGGCAAGCACCAAGCCCTCAAGCCGTTTGACACGGTTGAACAGGTCTTTGAACTGGATGTGCATTTCCGTTTTCATTGCGATGACCTCTTTTTCCAATCCGTCAATTCGGGTGTGTGCTGACTGCACTGTTCGCTTGTCCATTTTATTCTGCCTTATTTATTCTGACGGCTTTGTGGGCCAAGTTGTGTCGAAAGGGAAGCCAGACTGCTCTGGGACAGCCCGCAAATCCGATCTATATTGCGCCATTGCCGCGTTCAATGTGCGGTCGGAGAGGGCATGTTCGTCTGTCTCTTGCAGCAGTCCGTTACGATGCCGCCGCACCCGATCTGCTGCGTCATCTTCTGACCTTTGGGTGACTGTATAGCCAACAGTCCAAGCGCCGTCTGTAATCGTTGGAGCGGCGTTCTGAGCGCATGAATGTGTTAGCCGGTCATACTCTGGCTCTGGCGCATATTCGACATTATAAACGCCGTATGCCTCAAACAGCGCGTCTGTTTGCTGAGCGGGAAAAGATGTGTTTGGATTGTCAGCCCGCAGATCGGCAAAGCTGTAAGGCCATTTTACGATTTCGCTGTTTTCGTCGATTTTGATTTTCATGTCATGCCGCCGATATTGTTAGAGCTAAATGCACGTTGGTTGTGCTTGAATAATAATTGTAGACATTTTGACCCCATGAATTGAGCGTGCCGTTGTAATCGACCTCGCTTCTGGAAAATCTGCACCACTCGTTAGTGCCATGCTCGTCAGCCAGATCGCTGACCCAAGTGGCTGTATACCCATTATTAGTTACAGTGCCCGCTGCGCTATTGGATGTGCCTGTGGCAAGCAGCACATGGACACGATCATTTGATGGGCTTGCGCTTGCCATTGTCGAAAAAGCAAAATTCGGTGTGTCTGTAATTACGTTGATACTTCCAGCGCCGTTGCTTGAGAGAAATCCATCGCCCCAATAAAGCTCGCTGCCCGTATGTTCAAATTCGTAAAGCGTGCAAGTCACGCCGCCTTCATGTGTGTCAGCCAGTGAGACAGCAACAGAGAAACTTGTTCCGCTCGACTGCCATGCGTAATAGCCGACTGTTGAGTAACTATTATTATGGCTCGCTGTGCCCTGATCGCCAATCAGCTTGGCTGTTACAGTCGAGCCGCCATCCACTGTAACGGTTGCAGTGGTGGCAAAGTCACCATATCGGTCGCCGCTTGCATCGCGGGAACAAATGCCCAAGATATACCAGTAATCTTGACTTGACACTGAACTGCTTAAACTGCTGAGATTGCAAGTGACAGATGTGTAGTTGTTTCCGCTAGTGGTCGTGATCGGCTGCACATAACCCAGATAACTCAGATCAAGGCTGTCGCTAGGGTCACCCAAGCCGCCCGCACCTTGAAGTTTACGCGCCAGCATTATGTGCCATCCGCAACGAGAACGCCGTAAACAACATTATTTGTTTGCCAAATAACGACTGCTGTATATCCGCTTGCTGCCAGTGTCGGCGCACTGCCAGCGTTGTTTAGCCAAGTCATTG